TTACAGATACGGTCGTTCTTTCCGCTACCTGCGGCTTGCGTATCTTGGTGTTCATGGATAACAGTTCCCATGTAGCCAGTAAGCATCCAATCATAGCCAACGCCCGGAATACGAGTCAATTCGGTTTCCATGAATCCGTCGCCGTTGTATGTAAAGAACTCGGCAGTTTCTCCGCCCGGAACAAGAAGCAAACAAGTGTCTGCGAGTCCTGAATCACGGGAGTAGTAAACAGTAATGTTGCCCATTCCTCGGAGGTGTTCTTGGAGGGATTGAACGACATTGCCGTAAAGAGTTGTTTGAAGCAAAACATTTCGGTGCTTTGCAGGAACAATAAGAGCCAATGGTTCATTACCGGAAACACGGGCGTTCTCAAAAATCTTATCCATAGCACTAAGGATGTTTCCTTCTGCATCTGCACCTGCGGAATCCCATTCGGAACCTGCGGCAACAGCAACGCTTTGACCTGCACCTGTAACAAGAGCAGAGATAATGAGGTTGTCGATAACAGTTGCTCGGTTGCGAACAATTGCCATTTGCTGTCGGTCAAGATTTTCAAAGGATTCGCCACGCAAAAGAGTAGAGTCAAGGAAAACACATCGGCCTTGACCCTTCTTCAAGGTAACGCCATAGTTTGCTGTTCCGACCTTTGTTGGGTCTGTAACCGAGTTATCATCAAGCGGATAAGAAAAAGTTCCTTCTGCACCGCTATACCAAGTAAACTCCAACCATCCAACGCTTCGGACACCCACTACTTGAGTTCCGACTGCGATTGTAGTTGATTGTAATTCGATAAAGTCGCGAAGGGTTTGTTCAAGCACTGCGTCGCCTGAACTAAATGGCCCTGCGGCGGCTTCGATTGTTAGTATTTCTTCAAGGGTATTATTAGCCATATTATTCATCTCCAATTATTTTTTTATCATCAAGCGATTTCATGCACAGTAGTATTAACTGCGATAAGAGTTCCCTCTGTATTAGTGGTATCACCTGCGCCGTTGGCTCCAAGAGCCGCCGTTGCTTCACCGTTCCCAACATAAACTCCGAGTTTCTTAACAGAAGAACCGCTTGAATTGGTTGCAAGTCCATCCGCACCTGCGTAAACGACTTGTCCGAGTGAGTAAGTAAGTCCATTCTTTGATTGAACCATTTGAACTCCGCCAAGAGGATAATAAGAAACAGTTGCTCCTGCGGCTGTTTGCAAAACAAGTGCAGAGTCGCGAGAAGAATCACCGGCAGTAACTCCGATGCAAACTTCGCCATTTGCGACCAAATCTACATCGTTGTCGGTTCCATCCATTGTAATAAGTTTACCTGCGCCGTAAATTACAGTGCCGGTTTTCAGTGTTGCGCTTCGAGGTTTTGTATGCAAATCCATGTTATTCATCTCCAATTTTTCTCAATTCAAATGAGTTTCTTATCCCTTGCTTCACGGAAAGTTGGTGCTTGAGTTTCAGAAGCGGATAAAGTATTGTTCCATCCGTTTGCCCATGCGTTCCATGCTTTTTCATAAAGACTTTCGGGAGTTTTAATTAGTTTGCGGTTAAGGTAGTTTGCTACAACCGGCTCTGAGGAAAGGTCGGCTTTTTCTGAGGCGACCATTCCCATGTTTGATTCAACAGGTGAAAGTTCTTCAACAACTTCTTCATCTGCAACAGGCATTTTTGATTCAAAGGATGCAATAATGCTTTCGAGAGTTTCTGATGGCAAAGAGTCAATACCTGCAATTCCAAGTTCCGTTGCTTTCTTTACAAGAGAAAGTCGGACTTCTTCTACCTTTGCTTCTTCATCTGCCTTAATTGCATTAAGTTCTTCTTCACGCTCTGCGAGAGAAGCCTTAAGTGCTTCGATTTCTGCGGCGTAGTCAATAGATGGAGTTTCTTCGGCAACAGGTGTTTCGACAACAACCTCTTCCTCGGATGCGATAATGATTTCTTCTTCACTCATGGTAGTCATATCCTTTGCGATATTCTGAACAGAATGCGAATGACTATTAAAGCCTTCTTTAGTTTTTGCTATATTTACCCGTTCAACCGATTCTATTTTTGCGCCGGAATAAGCAGGTTTATGAACAATAGCCAAATGGTCGAATTGAAAATCGCTTTCAAACTTCATAACTGCCGAACCATCATCTGCTTCAATAATTTCATCAGGAATACCTGTTCCTCCAATAGAAACACCATATCCCTCTCTAAGCCAAAGTCCTGATTCAAGAGCCTCAAACAATTCTTTGCGGTGAACATTTGCTTTAAACTTTACACTCCACTCAAAACCATCATCAACAATAGAGGCTTCTGAAACAACACCAACTACTGCTTCATCTACTCCGCCATCCATGTTTCGACGGAATCTGCCATTATCTGATTTAGGATGATTTAAAGTTAAATCTGCGCCAACCATTTGAGAAACAGCAAGATTTGCGCCTTTGCGTGTAATTTCCCAACCGTTTTTATTTACTCCTTGATGAAATGCAATACCACTGATGCGAATAACTTGATTACCTGTTGTTGCATCAACCATAACTTTATCAACTGAAATATCAATATCTAATTGAAATGTAGCCTTAACACACTTGCCGCCTTGCATTTTGTAGCCAGTTCTGCAAGAGTTTTCATAACCCCCACTGCTACCGCCGCCTCCGCCGTAGCCTTCGACTTGTTCTTCTTCTTTGAAATCATGGTCTTTATGTGCTTCCATGCACTCTTCTTCGGAGTAGCCCATTTCTTGACAACGACTCATGTATTCATCATGTGTTTCATCGTTATTTGGAGTTGGTTCTGCCGCTTCGACTGAATCTCCGCTACAACCACAACCGCAACCGCCCATAACTGTTTCCATCGTATCGTTTGTTTTATTAAAGTCTTCATTGCTTTCAACTTTAGAACCGCTTCGCCATTGATAACAAGACCAATACCCTGCCGTTGTCTTGTCTTTCTTTTCTGCGCAGTTATGCCTATCACGGAATGCTTTGCGTCGTTTTGGGTCATCACGCTTAATTTCCATATTGGGGTCGCCAAATCGAACAATTATAACTTTACCTGCGGGATTTTTAACATATACTGCAAACTTCTTTTTTTCTTTAGGAGTTCGGAACGGTTTGTTAAGATTTACTTTGCGCCCTTGATATTCTGCGGCACTAAATGCTTCTTCATCCCAATCTTCATAATCTTCATCAATACTTGCTCTTGGGTGAGATTTAGGCAACAAGTCATTGTCTTGTTTGTAGTTTGGGTTGCTTGGTCTGCCGTTGCGCAATAAATACAGAAATGCTTTAACTCTTGCAATACCCCAACCACCTCTTGACATATTAGGTGCATGTGAGCGAGAAAATGCACCTGCGCCTCTGCGATATACAGACTTTAGACGACCCATGCTTGCTTTTGAACCTTTACCTTTGCTTGAAACCTTTTTGTTATGTTCAGTCATCATTTTGCGCAAACGGGCTTCGGTTTCTTTGCTAACCTTGATATTTTTGTTTGGTTTGCTTGCAGAATCGGGTTTATTTTTCTTAGAACCTTTTCTGCGTTCACTTGGTTTAGCAGGAGTTTTGCGTGGGTCATTTTTCTTTGGTTTTCCGTATTGTAATGCGCTTAACTCTTGTTCTGCGTCGGGGTCATTTTTTCGATACCATGTGATAAACTCGTCTTCTGTTTTTGCAGGGGAATACAACTTAGTGCCGTCTGCAAGTGTTGATTCATGGATTTCTCCATTAAAACCTATTTCTTCGGATTTTTTCTGCGCACCTTCCGGTGTGCGAAACAAATAATCTTCCATTTTAGATTCTACCAACATTTAAATTACTCCTTTTTAACACGGTCTAATTCTTCTGTTGCTTTATTCATTGCGACATCAACAATTTTTTGCGCTTCTGCATCAATATCAACATCTTCCATATAACTTCTTAGTCTTTGAAAGCCAACTTCATGTTTTTCGACTTCGTGTTCGTGAGATTGTTGTAATGCCGCTAATTGCATTAAATGTTCATGGTTATCTGCATCACGCTCTCTTTCATGCTTTAATTCAACGGCAATGTTTTCAATTTCAATACTTTGTTCTGATTCCCACATACGCAAGACTGTATTTAGCGCAGGGGCGGCTACTCCGCCAATAATTGCAATAAGAGCAATAAATCCATCAAGATTTGCAAGGACAACATCAGGTTTCCATATACCCATACCTACTACTGCACCTGATGCAAGAAGCCAAAGATAAATTGCAGGAATTACTGTTCGCTTAACCATTCGGTCATTAAATGATTGATTGTTGTTTCTTTTTTTCATATTACTCACCTTAAATTGTCATACCTGTTAAATCAACTCCGAGAGTCAATCCTAATACCGAAACAAGAATTAAACCACCTTTGCGCAAAACTGTAATAGCAGTTGCAATTTGCGCATTTAACTCTGCAATACTAATCATCATATCAGTTTGCGCAGTAGCCATTTTTTCAAGCATTTCATCATGTTTTAGTAATTTTGTTTCAACTGCGCTTATTCGCACATCTTGGACTGCATCATTCGTTGTCGGCATTTGAATCATCCTCTATTGTTTCGTTATCTGTTGTTTCATCAGTTGGAGTTCCTTCTTGTCCGTTTTCACGGGGCAACTCTCCATTATCCGCAATACCTTTACTATCCTTTCTAATATCGCCTTCTGTTTCATTAGGCAGGTTTACAATTTCAAGTGCTTGGTTTAAAGTAAGAATACCTGCATTGTAGCCAATGTTTGCTCTTTGCATTTTGTTAAGCCTTGTTTCTTCATCAATTGGTTCAAATTGCAAATCGGGCAAATCACTTATTCGATGGTCTATTTTTAGTAAATCTAAATGTTTACTGAATAGGGATAAAGTAGATTGTTTCAGAATACTTTGTATGCGTCTAATTGCATTACTCGCCCATAGATTAGCCGTATATGATGCGGCAAAGGTTGAACCCTTTTCTTGTCCTGCGGCAGTGCGAGGAACCTGTAAAACTGCGGCTATGTCTGCATTGATGTTATCTAAAAACCCTGATGAGTCAGGCAAAGCAGTTCTTTGGTCTATGTGCTTGATATTAACATAATCAGGGAATATAGGAACTTGGTCGCCTCTAAGAGCCTCCATTGTTTCAATTACTTGATTCATAATAAAAAGTAATCTTTCTCGTTGCTCATCGGGGTTTTGTATATGTTCGACGGCTTTCATGTCAATAGTAATGAATTGCTTTGTCATAGCGTCTTCAAGTGAAATGCGGTTGTTAATACTGTTGTATTTTGCTCGAATTGCTTGTTTAAGTGAAGTAAAGCGAGATGCACCCCACACGCCATAAGTAATTCTACTTTCATTATCTGTAAACCAATTACTTCTGTAATCCATTCTAAAGTGAAGTATTTCATCTGCTTTAAACTCTTGAAAGGTTGTTTCGCCTTCACGGAGATAATAATTTTCTGCTTTAATAATCGGGTCGTTTTCATCGACGGTATCATTGATACCTCTTTCATCGTTAATGGTTATTTGCCGAATAGGGAGATTTTGAACATCTGTAATGCCTTCTTTGCCCGTTCCGACTAATTTATTGATGTCATTTCCATAAACCATCAAGTTGCGCATTGCGCAAATCAAAATATCGTCAAAATCAAGCCTTTCGACTAATTCTTGTATTGCGTTTCTAATTCGAGCATTGCGTGCTTTTCGGTAGTTAATAGTATAGTTGTTTGCGGTTAAGGACACTGCTCGGACTGCACCGTTTAATTCGGGGTCAAGTTTAAGCATTTCATCAAACAATTCAAAATCATTATCAAAATTAGTATCATCCCTTAGAGTATTTGTTTCTTTAACAACATCTGAAATACCGGCCATAAGAGCAAATGGACTTCGATGAGCAACACTGTGTCTTAAATCTTCATTGCTTACAAAAGCCATAGGAACGGGTTCGGCAACATCTACTTTAGATTTGCCAAAAATAGAAAAACGAGTTCGCGCCATGAATTACCTTTAATAGACGGCGACTTAAGAAAGTATGCACAAGAATAACTTATTCTTATTTTTTAGATGATTTAGGTTTCTTAGTTGGTTTTGCGCTCTTTTTCTTTGCAGGAGGGATAACATCATAATTACCGTCTTTATTTAGACGATAAACTGTGCCATCGGCTTCAGTCCACTCTTTGAGTTGCTCACTCATGGTTAATCACCTCAAGGTAGTGGTTCCATGTATGTAACATAAACATCACAAGCACCGGCTGTAATAGCGGCGGTTCCGATAGTAAGTAGAAGGCTGTGCGCGCCGTCTAAACCGCCAAGCCCGCTTGCGCCAATAGTAGCGCA